TTGNTTAGTAGCAGACCAGTTTTTGCTTTCAAATAGAGCTTGTGACATATTATGTCTCCTAATTAATTCTTAATACCAGCGAGTTTACGAAGTTGTTGAATTGTTTCATCAGCTTCGGCTGGGGCGGTAACATTCTCAACTTGAGATTTATTACCTGTAACCACAGTCTTCTGTGATTGCTGTCCTTCAACAAGTTGTTTCTTCTCACGACGAACTTCCTCGTTTAAAACAGATGGCAGGTACTTTTGGAATTGATCTTTTAGTTTAGCAGTATCTGTGCTTTCTAATAACTCTTCCATAATGCCACGCTTGTCTTTCGACAATGGTGAACATAGGTCCTGCAATACGCGAACTCGCTGTGCTTGATCTTCCGCAATGCGCTGACGACGAAGCGACTCGCTAATTTGTTGTTCTTTTTGTGTTAGTGTTGATTGAGCTTCTGATAGTTTTGTGTTCATTTCTGCTAGCTTACCGTTCAATGCACTAACGGCTGTACCGTCAGCAAATTTACTTGCCATAAACTCCGCAGCGAAGGCTTCCATAATCTTACGACCAAAGTTATTTTCTTTGGCTGTACGGATGTCTTCTTTTAATTGTGTTACTTCTTTCTTGAAAGATTCAGCAACCATTGTATTGATTTTCTCGCTGGCTTTCTTGATGAAAGTGCCACGAGCTTCTGCAATAGCTTTGCGACCTTCTGCAACTAACTTAACGCGAGCGTCAACAAGTTGTTTGTGGTCTTCATGCAATTCGCTCAATTCAGAAGTTAGTTTACGTAAAGCAAACTCTTCCAATTGACCAACTGCATCTTTTTGTGATTTACGGTCAGACTTTAGTTCTGCTACTTCTTTTGCCAATGTTTCCATTACAAATTTCTGTAACAACTTTGCATCTTCACTGATCTTTGCAGCATACTTTACACGTTGAGCAGTTGCTTCTTCACGTAAAGTTTTTAGATCGGCAGCACCTGCAGAGATAGTCTCTTGCATTAGCTTGTCCATTGCTTCAATTAGCTGGCCTTTGTCGTGTTCGTAACGACCAGCAAATTCTTCGCGCAAATCAGCAGTAACTGATTCACGGCTTTCGGATAAGTGTTTTTCCCAAGCGGCGTTGATGTTCTCACGCACCTCTTCGGATAAAACTACTGAACCCAACATTTCTGTAAATTGTGTCATGTTTTTTCCTCAGACTTATTTCAGATTCTGAATGAATCTACGCATCTCAGATTCGAGATGCTTTTGTGCGGACCTATCGTAGGTCGCCGCGTAGGCCACGTCCATCAGGGCGGCTCGTCTACGACTGCCCATTACTCGTTCATAAATTGCTGTTGGATAGGCATCTGGAGCACTAGGTTGTGCTACAACGTCAACTGTTACAATCTCAAAATCGCTAACAGCGCCTGATTCTGTAACATTACCGCTACCGCGGCTGCTAACACCTAACTTAACACCACTTTCAAGTAATGTTTTGATAATATTTCCCATAGGGGTTGGGATAAGTTTTAGCTTACCATAACCGTTTTCACCTTCCATCCACATCTCGGTAATCATATGACTTACTCGGTCAATGTTTACTTGAAGATCATCAGGGTGGTCGGCTTCACCTAGCACTGAGAAACCAGTATCTAGTCTAGACTTAATGCTCTCTACTGCACGAGAAATTTCATTAACACCGTAAGTACGACCGTTATGGTTTTCTTTACCGCCTTGGATGAAAATCCCTTTCATGTAGAGATCCTTACCGCCACTGGCTGACTCTTTGGTTTCAACGACCATTTTGGCTTGGTCAAAACTTAAATTTTCGCGTAGTGGCTGTATGTTCATGATGGTTAAGCCTTAGTTGAAACTTTGCTGAGGGCTGGCTTAGTTGTACCACCCATGTCTTGGGCTTTTGGAGCAGGTGCTGGTGTTGTACCGCTTGGAGTACCACTTGCATTGCTTGCACCAATTTTAACTGCTGGGCGAGCACCGATTGGGTTCTTGCCTGCCACTGGGCTACGCTTTTGGTCAGCTTTATCACTGTTGTCTGGCTTAGAAACTGCACTTAGTTCTGCTGATTCGCCAATGCTTTCTGGCATTTCTTCTTCAGCTTCTACGTCGCCCATTTCTTCTTCTGCGCCCATTTCATCACCGGCACCAGAAACCATTTCTTCAAATTCTGCTTTTAATTTTGCTAATGCGGATTCAACATCCATCATAGCATCAGCAACATCACCAGCGTCAGCATCAACTGCTTCTGCGCCAGCTTCATCGCCTAGGCCCATTTCTGCACCTAAATCGTCTGTTGCAGCTTCTTCGTCGCCTGCGCCCATTTCTGGAGCAAACTCGTCGTCGCCTTCTTCTGTTAAGTCAGCATCAACTTCATCGATTGATCCGCTTAAATCTGTTGTGTCTTCGTCTTCGAAGGCAATGTCATCGGCCATAATGTCCTCATAGACTTTACGACCAATACCTACATAATAGTCATGTAACAATGCACCAGCTTGATCTTCTTCTTTATTAAGAAGGTGAGCTAATGCCTGTTCTAAGATTGATTTACTCATTTATTTCTCCTTGCGCTAAGGGGAAGGTATATTATTAGAATACACCGTACCAATAACTACTTACTATTGACGCAGGAGAATGGCACGGATATGGCGGAAAAACTGTCAGTTTTTACGCAAAATGTAAAAATGTAACTTAGTATTAGACCGGCGCAGGTCTGGCGTACATTTTTTTGACTAAGTCTAGTCTTTGAGCTTCTTCGTATTTTCGAAGATCACGTAGCTTTCTTAAACGATTCACATGCTCAAGCGTTAAACGCTTGCGGCGCATGTCGCCGTAGAAGGCCACGTCTGGATCAACTTCAGCGTCAATCTCATCTTCGATTTCTAGTAGGTCGTTAAATCTCATACTCTTACTTAGTTAAAAGTGAAACTTATGCTGGAGGTGCAGTTGGAGCAGGAGTCTCGGCTCCGGGTTCGGCGCCAGGTTCGGCGCCTGGCTCAGCTGTGCCGCCACCTGCTGCTTCTAGATCTTCCATACCCATTCCAAGGTCTAGATCGCTTTCGCCGGGCCCTTTAAGTCCAGTTGCGCCAAACCCAGCAGATTCATCGCCACTTGTAGCTGCGGCATCTGCTCCTTGATTTTCTTCTTTCCACATACGTTCGTTTTCTAAGATTTCATCTTCGGTTAAGCCCAAGAATTTCTTCAACTTGAAACGATGTGCCAAATATGGAATTTCACTTAGCTGTGTAAACACTGCTGAACGTGCGTTGTTGACTTCAATCTCACGGTAGTCACTGAAGTTTTGTGGCTCCAAGAAGTCAATGTCAAATTCTGAACTGTCAATGTTAATGCCACGTTGCTTCATAAACACTTTGAACTCTCTGTCAAGCATAGGAGCAATAAGGCCTTGCAGGCGACGGCAATAACGATTGAAACGATATTCCTGAATCAGGGCAGTGCCCATGCGACCGTCTGTAAATTGTGCTGCGCTATCGTCAGGACCAGTTGGCAAGTAACTACTTGGAATACGCAAGCCACGAAGCATCTTGTTTGTAAAATATCGCAAGTCGTCAATTTCGCCCAGGCCTGTACCGCCAGGTAGTGTTTCAACTTTTGATCCACGACCGTCTGCTGTTTGAGCAAAGAAGAAATCTTCCATGATACTCAATGGATTGTAGCTGGCATCAACTGCGTTTGAACCACCTGCACGAGTTGGAATACGGCGTTGGTGAATTTCGTTTTTTACACGTTCAACGAAAGCCATAGCTTGGTGCGCAGGTAAGTTGCCTGTGTCAATGTAAAATACTCTGCGTTCTGGCGCACGTTGTACACGATAGATAATAACAGCATCTTCAAGCATTTCTTTTTGCTTGTATACTTTAAATACGCTGTCAAGAATACTTGGGCCAAACGGCCAGCTAGCATCTAAGCCTTCGTTTAAGCTGATGTGAATAATGTCATTGGCATCAATTGCAACTTCGCCGCCTTGTTGTCCGGGCTTGGCATAGTTGCTTGATTGAGAGAATGGCCCGGCTGCATTTGTTACTGCGGCGCCAGGTAATGTTTGAACGTTATCAATTGGTTGAGTTGCAATCTTAGCAGCCATGTTAGGATGCACATTGGCAATAACATATTGCTCGACTGCACGACCTTCGGCTTCGTTAATAACTGCACGTTTGACATCAATTGGGTTTACCCAATATAGTTCAAATGTTTCCGGATCACGCAAGAAGAAGTGATCGCCATATTTGATAGCACTGCGGAACATACGGAATATACGCTGATCCATCTTGTTAATAGCACACCATTTTTTAAGTGCTTCATTGACAACTTTGCTTTCGCTTTCAGTTGGATCTTCTTTCCACATGATGCGATACGGCAAATTTGATTCTGGATCAGCTTGTGTACAGAATTCAGCAATGGTATCTAATGCGGCATTTACTTCGCTGTCAATATCCATTTGATCGTACTGGACATAACGGTCCGTACG